TTCCTGTACCAGGTAGTCCGTGTATGAGTAAGTGTTTACCGCTGGAAAAGTCTCGAAATACAGTCTCCTGATTCTTTGTTTTAGGACCAATATTTTTAAGTAATAGGTTGTTCTTTACTTGTGTTTGCTCGTTTCTCTTTTGTTGTCTGTTTTGTCTTTTTTCTGAACGAGTGATCTTTTCCATGAGTTTCCTTTATTTGCTAAAAGGTGTTGATAGTATTACCCCTCCCACTGGCTTTTTTTACACGTTTAAGAACATCACGAAAACCAGCATCGGGCTTTCTAAGGCCTAATCTGGTTGGGTCTGCTATAGCAGTTATCGAAGGGATATGATTGAGATGTTTGTTATTTTCAGTATAGATGTCTAACTCAGACATAGGCATGCTAATGTCAAAATATTTTTCTGTCTTGGTATCATAAAAAGTATATGTTGCCATTAAACTTTAACACCTCTAGACGCCCAGTACTTTTGCACGTCATCTTTATTTATGGGATCCAGTCCCTTGGCGCGCATCTCTTCTTCAACTAAATCTTGAAGAAATGCAGATTCGCTGACATTCCGCGGATTAAATTGCTCATCGATGATCTTTTGAGCATCTGTTGGATTACTGTTTAGTGTCTGTGTCATTTGTTGTCATTCTCTCTAATGTGGATTTTAATCTGAATGTGGCTTCTGGTTCGAATTTTTTCATCACAGCAACAGTGTCATTTATGCCTTTTTGCCTACCCTGAAACCAATAGTAGGTGGAGACACCCAACATCAGCATGGTATAGCCCACAGCTGTGATGATATTGTCAATCGTCATCATATGAAAGCAACCTGTCTAGATTCTTTGCTCTCAACGCATTATCATAGTTACGATATTGCTTTTGATGCCTGTCACGCTTGATCTCTTTAAAAGATACGTTTTCTTCATCTATAAAGGATTTCTTACTGGTCGTCCTTACTCTAGCATCAAACTTCTGATACGTATTGGTAGTCTTGGTCATAGTTAGAAGAGCTCCGGATATGCTGCTTGTACGATTTCTTTAGTTATCCCCTTGTATGGGCTTTTCTTATCTTTCATCGCCAAGAGCAATTTGGCATCATCGGCTGACACTGCTTCTAGCACCTGGATAAAGATCTGTTCTCTACGGAGGGGTTTTAGGTTGGGATTGCCGCCTTCGACAAAGAGATAGAACCTGTTGATCTCTTGCATCAGAGCTTTGGGTTCGTCAAACTGACTGGCTCTAAAGGGCGGATCGCCTTCTGGGAGGAGGAATTTAATGTTGGGATCAAACATATATTTTAAGATAGTCTTTACTGAAGCATGGCTGTTATGTTTCAATGCTTCGATCCGGTCTTCTTTCTTCTTTAATTCATTGATCTGTGTCAGGAATTGTGACACTGATTGCATCTTAAACATGAATTTTGACATATTAAAAATCACCTACGCTGTCCATTAGAAGTTTCAAATTATGTGAGATAAAATAGTTGAATAGCTTGCTCCTATCCTTGCCATTTTCTTCGTTATATTTATTAATCACGCCATTTCTAATATTATCAGGAATCTTCGTGAGATCTACGAGCAGTTCATTACGAGCGAAGTTCCTCTTGAGCATCTCCTGAGAGATGCCTTGTGATTTGAACAGGTCCATCTTCTTCTGTGTCATGGGTTTCTGGCGCTTGTCTGTGACAAAAGTATCATCATCAGAAAGGATGTTGGGGATGCCGTCACCCTGGTCGCCCTTGAGGATATGCTCATACAGATACTGCTGAGGATTGTCTTCCTTGATCCATTTCTTACGGATGGGATCATACTGCCTGACTGTGGCATACTTCTGGAGCTGTACAAAGTCCTTATCAGCAGATAGGATCAGGATCGTCTTGTCCTTGTTCTCAGTCACAAGGGTGGCAATGATATCATCTGCTTCTGCAGATTCTACCTGGATCACTCGATAGGGGAAGTATTCCTTGATCTCGGCTTTAATCGTATTAAAGATATCGAACACCTGATTCCAATTGATCTCGGAAGCATCTCGGTTCTTCTTGCGATTTGCTTTGTAGTATGGGAATACTTGTTTACGCCAGTAGTTTCTATCATCACAAGCAATCACGATCTCGCCATATTCACTTTGAAATTTTTGCTTGTAAGAGCGTAAAGAGTTTATTACCATGTGTCTAAACAATCCTTCTTCCAAAGGAATGTTTGTATGATTGCCCAACTGCATCATCAGGTTAGAAATCATTACCTGATTAAAATCCACGATTATCATTTTAAAGTTTCCAATATTTCATTATCTATGTATTATATATACAGTTTGTTAAGATGTCAAGTTATTTTCTTGCTGTTCTTTTGCTTTTTCTAGATCTTGCTGTACTTCATCAGATATCGTGATGACATTATCTATGATCTCATGGAAAGGATGTACGATCCTCTTGTATCTGTATACCAGAGCCTTGATGGTCTCTTCTGCGAATGTGAAGTCTTTTATATGACTTTCATTCATACGAACCACGAACCCGTAGGTTGATAGCACGCTCGCCATGGCCTCAAACACATCATCTGCTACTTCGTCACAATATTCTTGTCTTACTGATTGGATATGATCCAGAGATTCTTCGATGGTCGAAGGGAACATCTCTGGGCCTTTATTGGGAAAGTTTACTATGTTTTCTGTCATTGCCTCACCACTTTAAGGATTACGGTATTAGTATTTATCCTATCTGTAAATGTGGTTGGTTCGGATTTAATCTCTTCCATGAGCTTGCGTAGAGTGATCTTGCCCCCAGAAAGAACCTTCTTTACATATTCTTCTGGCTTGCGACCTATGCGTTTGATCAGGGAAGCATCGTTGTCGTATCCATCGATGCTAGTACGTTTGACGGTGAGACCTGCAGGACCTCGAGCACGATACACACCCAGGGTCTTGTACTTGGTGTTGAACACCCAGAGCTCCTGAGCACCGATGATCGTTGCAGGATCGCATGACTGTAGCTTGTACTCGTTGCTCTCTTTCTGATACTGAAAGTTTTTCAAGAGTTTTTCTGTAGTGGGTGCTTTCTTCTTACGAGGAGCTCTAGCCTTCTTGACGTTGCCGCTATAGCGTTCTGCGTCTTCCAGGAACTTAGTGAAGAATATGATACGATCTTTCATATCTTTCTTGGTCATATGACCATATGCTTGATTGAGATCGGCATCGCTAGTGGTAGCAGCAGCATACAATTCCAGGAACCAGGGCTTGTAATGATCGATTATCTTGGTGGCATACATGGCAGGAATCTCGTTCTTCTGCAACCAATCATAGAGCGAAAACGCTTCACCCTTGTCCAGGAGCTCTTCGATGTCTCCGATGATGTCATACCCGCGTTCTCGCACACGATCCTGGATGCTGGGTTTTGCCGCAGTCGTCTTGGGCTTATCTTGGATTTCTATATCATGCCTAGCAGCATCATTGATGTCATTGTTGACCCTGACCCAATCATTGACCTGCAGGTCTTCTTTGTTGTTGGTCGCGATCCGGCAAAGCCATGCTGAGGTCAATGGCAGGCGATTGTCAGGGATGCTGTCAATAACCTTGTGTGTTGCCTTGTCACCAGCAAAGTAATCCTTCAGATATTGACGGATCTCATCCTTTTCAGCCATAGTGTTGTACCAGTTGAATGCTTTGAGCATTGATACAGTACCACGAACGTCCTTGGGCTCATCACCCAGGTACTTCCAATTGACAAGATACGTTTCGCTCTTGGTCCTGCGAGGAGTTTTTTTAACTTTTTTAATATTAACCATAGATTTAGCCATGTGTCTCTCCTCAATTTCCGTCAGGTGAGCCGTACACCGATTCTGTCAGTTCATCAATCCGTAATTCAAGCTGTTCAATCTTGACATTCAAACGCTCGTTGGCTAGTTTCTGACCAAGATACAGTTCATACCATTTATCTGCATCGTCAAGTGCTTCACGCAAAACCTGATCCATTTTGTTTTCCTGTGTTTTCATCATATTATCATGATAGTAAATATGTATGTAAATGTCAACCTATAATTTTAAAAAGTTTTTTTAAAAAAGTGCTTGACATTTCTGTCTGAATGTCATATAGTTAT